CGCAATCACTCTCCATCATATCGTAGGTGTTCCAAATTGCTTTAGAAACATCACGGATGAAGAGATTGAGTTGTTTACCTGCTTGCTTAGACCAACGTAGGTCAAGACCTACAATTGGTGACATTTCTAACAGAGTTAGTGTACCTTCGTGAGTTATAGGAATCTGATGGATTTCAGCTTCGAATCTTTTGGCGTTTACTGTTTGTCTAATTAAAGACTCCAGATACAACCAAAATCCGGGAGCTAAGATAATCGCTAGGGCTTCGTAAAGCCCAAGGACTAATCCTCTAGTGGCCGTCTTGCGCCAGAAAGTATTCCAAAAATACTTCTCAGCAAGCTCCGCTTGGATGATAGCATTTCTTGCTCTCGCGAGCACGACGGATCTTACTCCTTCGTGTAAACTATACTGGAAACAAAAGGGATCTATGCTTCTACCATAAGTGATCCAACTCAACGATTGCTCGTTCAGTTGGCGTGTGGTATTCAGAAGCCCCTTAACTCCAAAACAAGTCCATAATGCTACATAAGTGGCCCCTTTTGATTTAAAAGGTGCGCTTTGCAGCAAATTACGAACCGTGCTAGAAGTATTAGCCATTGATTTCTGGTTCAACTCTACTATAAAAGCCCCGATTAGTGCCGGTTTTCTCATAATGGACAGGATTGCTCCTGCTCCAATTGGAGACAAATCAGTATGTGGTGTTACCCATCTTTTAGCAAACTCAATTAGTTCTAAAGATCTAACTGTTTTACTTAAATTGATTGATACACCTAGAGACTTCATAATATGAAGATACTCTTCGGCTACATCATTATGGTTGATAACGATATCATCACCTAAAAGAGCATACTTCGTGAAGTTACTAATTCCTACTCTCTTCGCCGCTAGTAAAACTATCAAATGATGAGTTAAAGCTAGCATAGCAAAAGAAGAATAGGCACCCATAGGTTGCCCTACGGCATATCTGATTGTTTCATTACGATACGACCATGGCAAATTAACCAGGTTATACCAAAGTTGACCATTAACACCTAATAAATTTAGGATGTCAACTTGAGGATCAATAG